TTGCGTGTATCCATAATGTTTTCTTTTCTTTGTTATATAGTTCACAACGAGATTCATACTGAATAGATGTATCGTCTGTAAATTCAATAAAAAAACTACCCCTGCCTTCATTGTATTCAGATTGTTCATTTTCTATTCTTTCTATTTTTATATCATCAATTTGTTTCTGCTCAATCGGTTCCACTTTACTCTCCTTTACTTTCTAACAGCTCTACTATCTTATTAAGATACCATATAGCTTTTCTAGCATCCTCTACAGTCTTACCCTTATTAAACAATCTTGAACCAGTATACTTTAACACATTACCATGACAATACATTAAAGCACCATGAGTATCTAACACATCTACTATATAATCTATAGTCTCTATATTACCTTTATTATAATGAGGGGGATGATTTACTGCTTCAGTTATAGCATCAGATGCTTTATCCCACCCGGTATGTGCGTATATCATTTGATCGTCATTAACACCATTACCCATTGTTAATGTGTACTCACTCATTCTATCACCTCTCGTTTATCTGCATTAATCCAACTGTCAGGTATACTTTCCCGACTATACCAAGTAAATCCATTTGCTGTAGCCCACTCACCATGACTACGTTTAGTCCCATCCTTACGCCTTTTAGCCTGTGGCATAGGTGCGGAAGGGTTAGCAAATAAAAATACTAATTCTACATTATCTGGCAATGCTTTCTTTATCCAGATATATTTATTAAACTCTGAGTAATCCCAGAACCTACCTTTAGCTTCAAGTAATATAGTTTTACCATCTATATCCTTTACAAAGTCTGGATAGTATTTATGCTCTACTGTATAGGGAAAAGTATCTGGATGATGTTTCCAGTTCTCTAAGATACCCTGATGTAATTCGTATTCAAATGTAGAATCATATCCTTTTATTTCTTCAGGCATCTTAGGTCTAGGAACTCTAGGTTTTCTCATAGGTTTAATTTTATATTTCAATGTATATCTACCTTTTCTTCCATAATATTTCCTCAACTTTAGGTAAAGATTCAATATGAGTTAAATATATTAAACCATGAGAATATTTGAAAACTCTTAAACCATCTCCACCATTAGCATCAGAGTGACAATCATACTTATAGTTACAGTAAGTACAAGGTTTACTTAGTTTTTTATTGCCTTTTTTACCTTCATTAATATCCTTATAACACTTATCTGGTTTGCGATTACTATCTATTGCATCTATCACTTTAGGTATAACAGTCTTCATATTTTTTTTATCTAGCTCTTCTGGTTGATAGAAACAGAGCTCTCCAGATTCTTTATTAATTACTAAGAACCCTCCTTCGTTTGTACCCTCTGAAGCTTCATAAGATGAAAGCTGATCTAGGTATCCAAAGGGATCATCATCAGATAGCTTACCATCTTTAAATTTATTAAATGCAAAATTAGATGCTGTCTTAACATCAACAACTTCACCATCTATTTTACAATCTATATGTCCTGTTATACCACCAACCTTAACTTCTTTCTGCTCATCAGTAACTTTGTGTCCTGACATCCTAACAAGCATTAAAAGTATTTCTTCAAGTAGATGACCATAAAGAAATTTAATTTGA